CCGGAAGCCAACGTGAGGTGCGGCACGACGTATCGACCACAAACGTCCTGAACGTCAACACCAGCTTGGTCATGGCCGCATCGGACGCACGATCGCTTGCCAAGCGCATCCTCTGGACGGCATACGCAAACCGGCAGCACGTCGCGATGCAGCTTCCACCGTCGCAGATGTCGGTACAAGAGGGCGATACGATCAGCGTGACCGCCAACGGCGAGGACTGGATCTGCCTTGTCGAAAAGGTGGACCGAGGCAACGATGGGCTGCTGAAAGTCGATACCGTCAACGAGGTGGCGTCTGCGCTCACCTTCACCAGTACCGCCGAATCGCCCGCAGATGTCATAAACCCGGTGTACCTGCCCGGGCACATGGCATTATTGCCGATTGACATTGCGCCGCTGCGGGACGCCGAGGTAAACAAGCCCGGCATCTATTACGGCGGGGCACTGTACAACGCCAACTCACCGTGGAAGGGCGCATATCTGTGGGTCAGCGAAGACGGGACCAACTACACAGCCGATGCGCAATTCCTGAACGGGGAGGCGCGGATCGGGTATACAGAGGACACCCTCGGCGGCGGCGTGGAGCCGGGCTACTGGGACGAGGTCAACGACGTCACGGTGCAGCTGTACCACGGCACGCTGTCAAGTGCAACGCACGACCAGGTGTTGACCGGTCGCAATCGGATGATTATCAACCGTGAGATCATCGGATTCCGCAACGCAACGCTGGAATCGACACGCCAGTACAAGCTATCCGGCCTGCTGCGCGGCTTGCGGGCAACCGAGGACTTCATCGACGAGCACGACACCGGCGAGCCGTGCATGTTGCTCAATGCGCTGAGCTGCCACTGGCTGGAGCGTGACGCATCGCTGATCGGCCAATCGCTCTACTTCAAGGCGATACCGCGTGGCGCACCGGACCCGGGCGAGGTCGAGGTCCACGAGTTGACGTTCAACGCCGAGTCAATGCAATGCTTCCCGCCGTGCCATGTGTATGCGGTGCGTGCGGCCACAAACAACATGTTCATCTACTGGACGCGGCGCACGCGGGCAATAACCAGGCTCATGGTCGACGGCATCTGTCCGACGACTGAATGGAGCGAGAAATACAAGGTCGTGATTTGGAATGCCACCCGCACAGAAATCAAGCGCATTTTGGTAGTTCGCAACCGGTCATGGGCGCAATATCTGGCAACGCATCAATCGGCAGACGGCTACTCTCCGGGCGATCCGATCAAGATCGACGTTCATCAGTTCTCATGGGATCTGAACATGTACGGTAAGGGAATATCGGCTACCGTGTAGCAAAAGGGATAAGATATGGCGACACCGGCAGGCATCACGGAAATGATTGAGGGCCAGGCAGCAGGGCACGTCACCTTCAACGAGGCGGTGGTGTGGCTCGAAACGCTGGCCGGGCATCAGATAATCGACTTCACCACGACGGAGCCGGTTGCTGGTCTCGACGATGGCGACCTGTGGTATTGCAACGGCGCGGCCACCGGAACGAACTGGGGCGCCGATGACGTGGCTGACAACATGCTGTGCCTGTATCTGTCGGGCTGGAAGTACATTGCACCGCGTGACGGGATGCGGTTCTATCTCGATGACGAGAAGATCGAGGTCGTTTATCGGGAGGGCGAATGGTGCGCACCCGAGCGGATCTGGTCGACAACGGAGTGGGCGATGGGTAAGGTCGGCCAGGGCGGCACGATGGTCTATCAGAAGTCGGTAGACTTGAGCGCAATGCCGAACAACACCCGCACCAACGTGGCGCACGGCATATCCAATCTAGACCTGACAGCGCCGATCATGGTAGAGGGTTCGGCGTGGACGACGGCGGGCAGCGATGAGGTATACCCGCTCAATACGATTGGTCGTCTGGGCGCAGGATCAAACCGCTACGTATCCTGCTACGTCGATGACGGAACAAACCTCTGGAAAGATGCGAACTGGGACGCCTCCGGCTTGAGCGGATACGTTCGGCTTGAATACGAAAAAACAGCATAGAGCACTGGCACCGGGAAAGGTAGTGGAACAATGGCGAATGGCAACGGCATCGACAAGGGCACGAAGATTTCTCTTGCCCTGGTGGTCATGGTCGTGGGCGGCCTCTTTTCATTGTGGGCGTACCTCGACCAACGGTTCGACGGCATCGAAGCGAAGATTGCGGAGTTCGAGCACCGCACCGAAGATCGGTGGCGTGGCACCGACATGAGGGTGTGGGCGCTAGAGCTTGAGCGACTGAACAGGGAGATTGACCTCCATGTGCCGGACCCTTATTCAGTGACCGAGGATTGACGCATGGCAACAGAAGTCGAAGACAGCCCTCTGATCGAGATACGGCTTGACGGCCACCAGGACTTGACCGATGACGAGTTGTCGGTTGCCCTGGCCGATGGCGAGGCGCTGGTCATCCGCAGCGATGTCCCGGCAGCGGCACATATCCCGGTGTTCGACAGCGGCACTCCCAACGATGGCGACATGCTGTACTGGGACGATGGCAACGGGTATTGGTCGGCAGACGTTCCGCCCATCACCATCAACGGCTCACCGACCGACGGGCAGATGCTCTATTGGGATAACAGCAACTCGTACTGGTATCCCGACGATGCACCGAGTGGCGGTGGCGTATCCGATCACGGCGCATTGACGGGCCTCGACGACGACGATCACTCGGCGGTGTACTACAGTCAGTCGCTCCTCGACGGAGGGCAGCTCGATAACCGATACTTCACCGAGGCCGAGCACGTCAACTCCAGCAGTGGCGCAGGCAACGCCGGAGATCCGATCAAGCTCAATGCAAGCGGCCTTGTCGACTCGACGATGCTCGGCTGCGAGGGCAAGCGGGTTATCACCTATTGCCCGACCTCCTCCTCGTCGAGCGAGACCGGAAGCGGGACGCACACGTTCGACATCAAGAACGAGTTTGCCGCTGGCGACATGAACGCGCTCGGGACCGTGGTCGTCGTTCAATGCTTCGGGCGGCACATGGGCTCCGGCTTCAACTCAACTGCAACCACGTTCACGCTGACACTGGGCGGCACAACGCTGGAGACGACGACCTCGGCGAACATCACGGCGTCGAGCGTGAAGCGGTTTCATCTCACGTGGCAGCTTGTCGTGAGAACTGCGGGTGCATCCGGCAAGGTGCACGCAGTCATTCTTGACGGCGCGGTGAACGATGGGACGCTGACAACGCTCCTCAACAGTCCAACCGCCGCCGGCATAACGATAGACCTGACTGCGGCCAATGACCTGGAGCTCGACGTGACATGGGTCGCCAACGGCAATACGGCAACACTCGACCATTTCGCGGCAATGATATATCCACCGTAACAAGAGGACATAGAACATGGCAGGCAACATCAGCGCAATTAAGTTTGTCAAGGTCGGGATGTACGTTATCCCGGTGACCGACATCCAATGGGTGGCGGCACCGCCCGGTCAGGGCGGCATCGTGATCAAGATGAAAAACGGTGACGCGAGTGAACTGATTGATGGCGTTGACCTCGACACAGTCAAGGCCGTGCTCGACAACATATACGACGAGGCCAGGGTCGAGCAGGTCAAGCCAATCGAGCCCAAGATTGCATCCGGCGGCATTAATTGACCCTTGCAGATCAACTGCGCCAGGTCGATAAGGCGCAGTGCATGATCGTCATTCACCGCGTGAAATACCTTTGCGATTGTGTCGACGACTGGCTCAAGCGATACGCAATGCGGTGTCCCGAGTATGCGGAGGTCATAGACGCGATTCGTCGGGACATCTTTGACCACGACAAGGGTCAGGGACAGGCGTAAAACGTGACGGCGTAGCGGTCCCGGTGCAGGCGGTGGGCGTGCGCGTGTGAACCTCCCGCCCATCTGCTTGCATTTCGGAAGGAGAAAACGATGCGCAAGGTCCGTTACCTGTTCCTTTCAGACACGCACGCGCCGTGGCATGACCACAAGGCGTTGAAGTCTGTTCAGAAGTTCGCCAAGGAAACGAAGCCTGAGCAGATCATCCACCTCGGCGACCTGATGGACCTGTACCTCCTGTCGAGCTTCTACAAAACCGAGCTGGCGGCGATGACGCCGACGACCGTGCGCCGGGAGCTTGGCGCCGCAGTCGGTATCTTGAAGATGTTCGCGCCGTACAGCAAAAAGCCGATGCTGTGGCTCAAGGGCAACCACGAAGCGCGCCTCGAGAAGCGGCTTGCCGAGGTTCCGTTCCTGTCGGGCTATGTCCGCTCGCCGTTTGACCGGATCGCCCGCGATGTGAAAAACGTCAAGTTCATACACCGTGGCTCGATCATGCTGCCGAACAAGGGCGGCGCACCGATCTTCACAACCCACGGTTGGCGGTCGCGGATGGTTGCCGGAACGGCGGCGGCTTCGCTGGTGCGGGACCGGTCCGTCATCCAGGGCCACACGCACGGCGCAGGCGTGATATGGGTGACGCCTCGGCTGTTCGCGATGGAGTGCGGGCATCTGTCGAGGCAGACGGCACCCTGCTTCCATTACATGCACGGCGCGGATCTCGGGCTGTCCAGGTGGCGCACGGCATTTTCGACCGTCACGGATGACGGCGCTCCACACCTGGAGGTGCCATGAAAACCGCGACGTTGCACATTGGCGTCCACCGCATCAAGTTCGATGAGCCGATGTTGTGGTCGGTGTCGCTGATCGTGAGGGCGTGCATCCGGTTCCGGCTCCCGTGGCCCGCAGAGGTGCGGGTGACCGGGGCCAAGGGATACGTCGGCGAGTGTGATCCTGAAAAGCTGGTGATTCGCATCCGCAAGCCAAAAGGAAAAGGTGCCGAGCGTCCTGAGGAACAACTCGACACCCTTGCCCATGAGCTTGCACACCTGCGGCATTTCGAGCACACCATCGACCACGAGGCGCTGACAAAGCGAATCATGATCTGGTGGCTGGTCTCAACGCCGATTCTGTTTGCGTGGTCGACCCCGAGGGCGTGATCCGGGCTTGGGCGGTTTGCTGGCGTTGGCTCGGGACGCTATCGCCTTGCGCTCGCTGGTCGCGGTGCCGAGAAGTTGCGCGGCAAACTCCCGGCGAGGGCGGGCGACCACAACGGCAGCGCGGGTGACCACTACTACGTACCACGCATCCTCGATCTTGCGCAGATACGCATCCGGTTCAGGCTTTCTGCCGACCCGTTCCACCTCGGACGGAGTGAGGGCCACGGCGCGGGAAGTAGCAAGCCTCCTCGCGCCGGCCTTGGCGTAGCGGGTGATTGTATCTGTCATCGGCTTTCCTGCTTAGATGCGATCAAGTTTCCTCAGATATTCTTCGAGCCCCTTCTTATCGTACCTATTATGCTTGCACCGAAGCTCTGCCGCTCGGCGAAGCATATTAACAGTTGCGTTTTTCCGGCGTGCCGCCGTATCCGCATCAACAACAACGCGAGATGCTCCGGTGGTTGGGTCGGTGACAATTTTCGGTCTTGCCATTGTCCGGCTCCTTTCGGTGGTAAAACTAGCTGCGAATAATCCGGCCTTCCTCATCCAGCTCGCGCCATGAAAGGCAGGCGGTTTCGATGGCGGCATCAACTGAAGGGCCGCTCACTTCGGTATCCGCGCCGTTCTTGACTTCGTACCAGCGGTAAGCATCGGCATCCTTGCGAAGCTCGATCGCGCAGCCATTATCCAGGGTCGCGGTGGCGTGGGCTTCGTTGGTGTTCATGGCTCTCTCCTTGTTCTCGCTGCTCTGTTTTGGTTTCGTAATCATCATGCTTGTATCCTAATAAACCTATCGTTCGGTTTCAAGGATAATTCCAGGAATTTTCAAATGTTTTTTCTGGTAGCTCGGGAGGGCCGGATTCCGAAGGCTGGGTCGCCCCCACGCCATACCCTAATTTCCACGATTCCCGCGCCAGATACCTACATTTCCCGCGAGATATGCCGTTTTCCGTGATATCGCACCAGAAACGTGTTGCGTCTCTCACAGACGCTAAAAACCGCGTTTCTGGCGATATTGACGTAAGCGTAGAAATAGTGCGGCCTTGTAGAATTGTCCTTCAAATAAGGACAAATGCGGGTGTTTCTTCCATTCTGCGGCGCATTTTCAACGGATGGTGAGCGGGTGCCTGGCGGTGAGCTACAGGTCTGGCTCGTACCCGTACGTCTGCGCGAAGTACCCGAACCGCTCGTCGGCGAGTTCCACCAGCTCGGGCGTCCACCAGTGCCGGTAGTGCTTGCGCTTCTTCGGCCCGTGCTTCGGCGGGTTTTTGTGCGGCAGCAGCCATCGCGGCTTGCCGAAGAAGTCGCAGGCGCGGTGGAAGTCCTCGTCGATGTTCTCGAATCGCCCGAGAAAATCAATCCCGCATTTCCCGTGTACCTCGATCCAGTCCTCCTGATGCAGGAGCCGCAGGCCCGGTGCCGACTGGATCGCGAACTTGGTCGGCATTCCCTGGCGTACCCATTCCGAAAAACTGCCGTGGAATTGTTTGTCCTTGAAAATGCCGAAGTAATACCAGCAGGATACCGCACGGTCCCACGGGTCGCGGATGAACGCGAGCGTTTTTGCGCCCTTGCGAATTTCCTCGCGGTCAAGTTTCAGTCGATACCAGAGCGGGTGATGTGATCGACCACCACACAATGTGTCACCGATTGAGCAGCCGCCGGTCTTCGGGATGTGAATGAAGATTGGTTCAGGCATGTAATTGGCCCATTGGTCCGCGATCAATCATATCTTCTATCCTCTGCTGGTGCCGACGCATTGTCGTGTTGCAGTCCTTGCAAACGAAAGCGGTCATACCAAATAGCTTCTGAACAATACGCTCGTCGCCGTGGCCGCATTTCCACGAAAACTGCTCGCGTGGTATTGCCTGAAGAAGCAGTGCCTTGCGATACGCAAGTGCTGCACGATGCATTTCAATGATGTTCATTGAACCCAACCCTCCCTCCGTTCATTCCTTCAAACTCCCCACACCAATCCCACGCCCACGTTTCCGGCCACCGCTCGCCTGGCTCCGATCGCCTGCACTCGCCGTCGAGGGCGTCGACTTCAAAGCGGCGCCAGTACCGGCATCCTCGACACTCAAGACCTTTTTGCCGGTCAACATCTCGACCATCACGACGACCGGCTTCGACTTCGCCCTGGCGTGTTGCGGGCACAGGACGAAGTGAAACGTTGTCCCGTCTTTCAGCGGCACGCGGAATGTGTGCTTCTCGGGCTCGGTCGTGGTGCTTTCGCATAGGAGGCATTTCCACTTGTCGGCCATTTCCACTCGCCTTGTTGAATCGATCGTCCAGGATGCCACCGCTCGATCCGCCGCCCGTCAACGATTCCGGCCTTGCGACCCGTGTACCAGCCCCACGAAAAGGAGAGGATGATGCAGCCGAGGGTGGTAAGGGCGATTATTGGGATGGTCATGGCCGCCTCGGGTGCGGTCTCGCATTCAGGATGCACAACACAAAAGTACACAGGGCAGCAGATGCAGCAAACACTACAGCGACGGCCCAGAAAGGTGCGGGTTTTTGTTCCGGCATAATCTGCGCCTCCGCAATCTGATCCGCCACCATCTGCCGGGTGACCTGTTCCGACTCGTGGAACTTACGGTCAATCCGTTTCTCGATGCGCTCGATCCACGCGCCGGTCAGCTCGGCGATCTTGTCGGCCTGGCGATCGCGGAGTCCAGCCTCCTTGAGATCGGCAGCCATGTCCGGTTGCGCGAACAGGGCGACGATCAATATCAATGCGTTCATGTGTCAATTCCTCCGTATTTGATCCTGCGTTTTCCGGAATAGAACTTGGTGCACGATAGGCTCTTCGTCTGCTGGTTTCGGATCTCCCATCCGATGACACACTTCTCGTGCGCCGTTGTGCTCCCGCTCTTGTGGCACCACTGATGAAGGCGCACCAGCTCGCCGCACATGCAACAGATTTTTTCCTTGCCGCACCGTTGCCGGGGTATCAGGTGCCAACGGATGAAGTGCTGGTCGGTGGTCACTGTTTCCTCGCTTCGCGCCAGCGGCGTTCCATCTCATTAATCTCCCTTGTTCCTTCAATCGGATACATCACACAGAGTCGGCGCATCAGATCCAGCATCTCATCCCCGATCTTGGCGAGGCGGTCCACCTCATGCTGTAGCCGGTCGCGGTCGGCTTTGTACTTGTCTGCGAGTCGCTTTTTAGCGAGGAAGTCCTGATATAGTAACGACTGCTGATCCACAATCACTCCCCCTTCCCTGCGGCGCGGTAGGCTTTGACCACAACACACCACGCGCACTTGCAACCTTCGGCGTGACCGTTATCTGATAAAAGCCTAGCCATCCTGTCCGCCGCTTCCAGCCGGGGGCGGATGACTTTGTTAAAGGCAGCATAGAAGGGATCGTGCATTCTTCTGAACCACTGTCTATCGTATTCTGCTTTAAACGCCGCCCACACTTCATCTGCTGTCATCGGTCTGCTCCCTTGCTTTCATCATCATGTCAGACAGCACCCATGCCCGCTCAACAACTGCTGCATTACATGCGCCCTTGTCATATGTCGGTGATGTCAGCAAGCACAGCCCCGTCAACGCCGCCATTGCGAATTGGTCGCGGAGCACCCCGTACTCGGTTCCAACAAAACTGCCGAGATTATCGAGTTGTTCCGTAAGACCATCTATCCGCTCCTCCAGCCGGAGGATTTCTTGGGCGACAAGGCCAAGTGCGCCTCGATCGCCAGACGATCCGACTCCGATGCGGTATTTAATCTGCTCCAACCGCTCATATCTATCGCTCATGGTTCAGCCTTTCTCTTCCACTGGCTCATATGTCGCCTCGAAGATGTCCGGTTTGCAGGGATACGCCTCTCCCTTAATTCCGGTGATGATGTAGTCACCCGGACTCGCCGTCATTTCTCCCTCAAGTGTTCGTATGCGCACCTCGGCTTCGGTCTGGTACGCTGTGATGACAACAGGTTTCTTGCGGTACTTTCTTGGTTCTGTGTTCATGGTTCAGCCTTTCAGTTTTTCACGCAAGTCTTTTGCGAGTCGATAGCCAGCACCGTCTTTCACTATGCAATCACATTCAGTTTGCAATGCCTTGATGATATAGCTCGCCAGCTCCTTCGCCGCTTTCAAGGCGTCGATGGCGGCTTCAAGATCGTCGGTGTCCACAGAGGCGATGCTGCATGTTGAGGGAGCAGCAGCCCTTTTTCCCAACCGCTCAATCAAATCCGGCTGCGGCTTTGGACGGAGGCCGGGGATGATGGAAAAATACGCGATGTCATAGAGGGGAGACCTGAGAGTGTTTTTTCCTTCTATGCGTACAAGGTAGTCGCATATTGGACCGCCATCATTGGATCTTTCGTATCTCCACTCCCTCCCCGCATCATCCACAAACAGATCATCGTCCTTGGCGTTCTTCACCACTTCTGCGATTGTTTTCATTGGTACTCTCCTTTTTGCGACGATAGGCGAACAGGTCGCATAGCTGATCATATATGTCCTCATCAAAATAGATGCCGTCCAGCCACCCCTCGGCCAATGTCACCACCCGCAACGTATTCCGAAACTCGTTATCCGCAAGAAACTTCTTGCCCTGTTCGATTTCGTCGGTGCCGGGAATTGTCATGGCTTGCTCCCGTGTATTTTCAAAACGCGAACGGTGCCGATCTGGTCACCGATCTCATTTGAATGCAAGTTCAACTTTTCCTGCAACAGCATGTTGATAAACCAAATCATTGAACCAAGATCGCCTCCGTGCATTGTTTCGCTGTCATATTCAAATTCGACTGTCATTTTCAACTTCATGTTATTGCCCTGTAAAAACAACCGGACTCCCGCCTGTCGATCCGTGTTCTCGGTTCACCATCAAGACCCTTGTCTTTGTTTCGAGAAACAGAAACGGGAGCCCGGTGACGTTCAAGAAACGGGACGGCACTGCAAAGGAGAATAAGAGATTGAGAGTGGTGGTGGGTTTGTGCCGCCCCGTGTGGTTCGTTAAGAGCTGCGTGGTGCCGGAACGACCGGCGCAAGTGGATATGCGCAGAGCATTATTCAACCGGGATTCCTTGCCAATCCTGCCCTCCGATGTGTCAACGAGTAGTGTTCGTACTTTGTTTTCCACGCAGCACATGGTTTAGAGAACTTCCCTTTCCGTCCAACCGCGACGGTCATACTCGTCAATGAACTGGTTGTAGCCGTAGTCAAGCGGCAGTTTCTCGCCGGCCTTGACTCGGCGGTCTATTTCGAGATCGCGCAGACACGATCGGCACGTCACACGGGCTCGGAAGCGGGTTCGATGATCGCCCGTCCAGTATTTGCGGTGTGACGTGCAGAGCGGTCTGTTCATTCCGTCGATCCAGTAATGTGTCACGACCGGTCGGCGGCGGGTTGTCATTTCCGGCGGAAGTGGCATCACATCTCCCTTATTTCCACGACGAGCCGTGCGACCTCGCCGTATCGTTTCCGTATGCACAGATCCACGATCTGCTTGTCGTCCAGGTACACAACCTCGTTGAGCGCATCGCCGACGATCTTGCAAACGTTGTCACTGTCCGGTTTCTTTGTCGGTCGAATTTTGTTCGTCAATGCCGCCTCGCGTTTCTTCTTGCTCCAGCTTTTCGGCGGTGCGTAAACTGCGAGAATCCGCATATCCACCGGCCCCTCTATCAACGGGCGCCCGTTCATGGCCTGCTGGGCCGCCAGGCGCAGGTGTGACTCGAATGCCCTGGTTTTCGCTGGCGTGTACGCTATCCCGTTGGCGAATCGCGGGCGGCCTTTGCCCTGTGGGGTGCCGGATAGTTCGATTTGGATCTTCATCACACCTCAAAGCCAGCAAGACGCAGAACCTTTTTCACAGTGCGCTGCTGCTTTCCGAGAAAGAAGTTGTACCCCTGATCGCCGATGAACATTTTTCGGATCTGCTTTCCGTTGACCTGGTGCATGGCTGCGTTCAGTACCGCTGCGTATTCGCCTCGCCGCGTATGCGCCTCGTTCTGATTCATCAACCATCGACGGCAGGTCAATGCAGGATTTCCCGCGCTGAGGTTCTCGCCAGTGGAAAGTGCCATGTAAAACTCCTCGACCTCGTTGGGATGCGGTTTCATGGCCCACGCCGCAACACCGGCTATGTGAGAGTTGCTAATGCGGTAGTCTTTCGATCGGTTGGCGACGACGAAACCGATTTCGTCTTTGTAGGCTCGTAGCACATGGAGAGCATTTGCCACGGTCAACTTGCCCGTATGTTGCTTGATGGAAATGCAGCACAGTTCCAGTATGGCGCGAGTGACAGCTGCGACACGAGATCCATTCTGAATGCCGTGACGAAGGGCGAGCTGCTGTCCGACCTGTCGTTCATGTCCTCGGTCGATGGCGTCGATGGCGTACTGTCCTCGTACTTGTCCGTTGTGCGGAACGTCCCTTGTCACCATCATCGGAACCGTGACACCGGACTCCACGATGGCAAAAAGTCGCTGCTGCCCGTCGATCAGCTCGCCCTTGTCGTCGATGGCGACTCCTTGGTGTGTCAACAGCCATTGCCCCGCCTTCATGGTTCGAGCGTATGCGGCGATTACCGCAGGGGCCGGGTTCCGCTGGCGGTCCCTATTCAGATGTTTGTCGAGTAGCGCCTGCGCTTTTGTTGGCGTGATTTGTTCAACTGTCGTTTTCATTTATCCACCTCATGAACTGCTTTCGTATTTTCTTGCTTGACTGCCTCCAATACCGCTTGAGGTTGTAGAGACGCGGATCTTCTTCTTTGATGTCCTCGTCTCTCACTTCGGGCGACGTATCCATCACATCGCGCCGATGTATACCACTCTCCTTTCCGTTGGTTCCTGCCAGTATCTCCTTCGCTTTATCAGGATCATCATCGACAACCTTTGCGGCCTCGATGACGGTTGACTTTGGCGGGGCGGTTCCGGCGGTCACCTTGTCCTCGATGTCCGGGTCGACCGTCTTGACCTTCTCGACGGCTTCGGCGTACTTGCCGTCGCGCTTGATGGTGGCTTGCGATACGCCATGATCCTTGGCGATTCTTTCGGCGGTAGCACCTTTAATTGGTTCATTTTGATCCAATTTAGTAGGTCGCCCGACAGTTTTCTTTGTCCGGTTGAACCGCCGCCCGCGAATGTACGAGTATTGATCAGGCGTCAGATTCCGCCGCCCGAGTTGATTCCGATCAATCCAATCGGCGGCATGGTCGCGGTTGTGAAACGACAACTCGACGTAATCGAACTCGATGTCGTGCTTGTTGCAGATGTAGTATCGGTGGTGACCGTCGAGCAGGATACCCTTCTCCTTCCACACTACCAACGGATCGCGGCAGCCCTCGGCAATGATGCTCGCCTCCAGCAGTTCGCGTTCCTCGTCAGCCATCGGCGGAATCAACCGCTTGAAGTCCTCATGAATTTTGATTTTCATAACGCCTCCCCGGGCCACCATGTGTCGCTTTTCCGCCCAGTAATCGCACACTTGCGCCGCCTTGACTTGTTGCGCACAAGTTTGGCATTACGCAACTCGCTCAGGCGACGCGCCAGCGTTTCCCTTTGAGAGTGCCCAGCCCTCGAGGCCAGCTCCCACGCTGTGCATCCTGGATATTGCACCACAAGCGCCAAGGCAAGATCCTTTATTGATGTTCCGTTCGCGTCGGCTGACTCGCTGCGCATACCAAGGATCACAACTGACGACCAGAGCAACGCAGGTATAAAGACGTCATCTGCCTCGCAGTACAGGTCTTTGGTTCCGTCAGGATGAATGCGAAGTATCCACTTTCTATTGTCATCGCTGGTAAACTTGTCGCCGTTGCATGCGCCGTGAAGTACAGCTCGAATTGTTTTCATGTCGCCCCTCCTTTATTCTTCATCTTCCCGCTCCACCTGCCGGCTGCAGTCCGAGCACAACACCCGATCCTTGACCGGATAGTACACCGCGCCAAGATTTTTCCCGCAGCCGTCGCAGTGCAGTGCCATGATTTTCTGGCCGTCTCGCGTGGTTGCTTTGGTGGTCATTTTTCGCGTCTCAAAAAAGCAAGAAAATCACACGCAGATATTTCCGGCTTTGGCACTGCGGCCGCCGCGACCCATCCTTGCTCGTCAACCCATTCGGCAAACTGCTCGGCGTAGGCCAGTGCTGTAATCACATCATCAACAAGTCCCGGTTCTCCATTCGGCAGCTTTTTCAGCTTGTCCGCCAAGGTATCTCGCGGCTTCAGGCCGTCAATGGAAACGACGGAAAACATCTCTTCGGGAATATATCCTGCCACACCTTCTTCGCTATCGTCGGTCATTTCCAACCCGTCAGGATTCCGAACGTAGACGTTTCCCATTGCGTCAACGAGCTGACGACCAGGTCGCACGTTCGCTATTGCGTCTGATATTTTCATACTTCCCTCCACGTCATCATCAGCGCACCGGACACCCGGCACTTTCGCTTGCCGTCGTTTTGTATCAGTCCGCCCTGGCGCAGTTCGGTCAACCGACGCGACACACGATGCCGATCGGGATGTCCCGCGAACCGGGCCAGCTCCCACGCTGTCGAACTCGGGTATCGCTTGACCAAATACAGGGCCAACTGTCGATCGGTTGCCGCCTTGCCGGACGCCTCGATCTTTTCTGCAGCGATGTGCGACGTTTCAGGATCGGTGCGTCGGGCTCGGGCGAATAGGTCGCCGGTCATGTTTCCCCTCCCGCCTCGCAGCGTTTCTGTTTCACCAGGTCCGAGAACTTCGCTGGCGGTGCAGATGGTCGTCGCCGCTTCGCCTCCTCGGCCCGGGCTCGCTGTTCCTGTTCATATCGCTGCTGGCGCGCCCGGCTCTCGAGCGTGGCCTGGTCGACCTTTGGTGCCTCGCCGTTGTCGGGTATCCACGTTGTCGGGTCGTCGGTCCAGCACTCTTGATTGAACCACGGCGGTGGGTCGGGTGTGTACGGTGCCAACCTTCCGTTTGGCAATGTCCGCGCCTCGGCATACTGTTTGACCTTCGCCAGCAGCTCCTCAAAACCAACCTTGCCCGCCGCGCCCTGGATCGCCTTCTCGGCTGCCGCCTTCTTTTTCATCTTCGGGTATGCCTGCCGGATCTCCTCGACCTGTTCCGGTGTGAAGCGTGGCCGCCTTGACTTACTTGCGGGTGACTTGCAGGTAACTTGCGGGGTACTTCCGTTTCCGTTGCCCTTCCGCGCTTCTGCTCCTTTGCGCCCGCCCCGGGATTGCGCCTGCCGCTTGGCGTCGGCCCGTTCGTACTCTTGCAGCAGCCGGGCCTGGGTAAGCCGTCCGTTGTCGGTTGGTTGCCAGCACGGAAGAATGCGGTCGGCGAGTTCGTTGTGCCACCGATTCGCGTCAATCCCAAGCAAGTCGGCGATCTCCTCGGTATCGGCGGGTATGGTGCAGGGCGGGTCTTGAATCCACGCCTCCATCAGCAGCAAAAGATAGAACGCCCGTTGCTCGCTCGTCATCCTTCGCACCCGGTGATCTCCGAAAAACTCGATCACATAGAATCGGATGTACGGCAGGCGTTCATCGTTTGGCATGATCGCCTCCCCGTGTTTCGGTCCCGCCCATAACCGCCCCTCTGTCTATGTTCCACTTTGCCCCTTCCCTCTTACCCCGTAGCCGCCTCCCGTTAGGTGGGCGGGAGGATAATGGCTGCCACCACCCCCCGCCCATCCAGGAGGTAAAAAGAAACGAGTTATTCCTTAGCGTCCGGTGCGCTGTCCGCGCCGTTCGTTTCGTCCAGCAGTGACTGTGCTGCCTTGGCCCTGCCTTTCCTGGAGCCGTTGCCAGGGCTACTGTCGGCGCTCTTCTCGGCTTCCCTCGCCTCCATCACCGCCGCCCAGGTGGTCTCGCCGTCGCGGATGGCGTTGTAGATGCCGAGCAGTTCCTCGCGTTCCTTGGCGCTGGTCTGTTCAGTATCGTGGCCGAGATATGCCTTGATCTGCTTCGGCTCGATGCCGAGGCCGGAGAATGCGTCCATCATCCGCTTGCGGGCGGCATCCGGGTCTTGTGCGTCACGGTTGCGCATCGTTGCCTTGACCGCTGTTGCGCACTCGTCCTTGATGTCCGCCGGCAGCAGGCGCAGCGCGTTGTTGCGGATCGCCTTGGAGGTAAGCGCCGCCGCCTTGTTGGCGAGCTCGTCGTCCGATGCCTTGACGATGTAGACCATCTGGCCGCTGGTGTTCTCGCGGGTGCCGACTATGTCCTGACCCTGCCGGACCTTGCGGCGCTCGACGGTCTTGTTCACTACGATGTCGGTGGAAAACGTCGAGTTGGTCTCCAGGTCGGTCACCGCCACCCGGATGATCCGCTTCTCGTCGTCCTCGAAGATGACCGGCGTGTCCACATCCAGGTTCCCGCACAGCCGGACCGCCGCCTCGGCGAACCGGATCGACAGCCCTTCGATGGATCGCCCGCCGACCGGCTTGGAGTACCAGCTCGCGTCAGCGAACCCGGGACGGCTGCACTCCTTCAAAAGCCTGGTTCTCACCGTGTCCATGTCCCTCGGGCGCTGCATCGCCACGATGTACCGCGCCTCCACTCGTGCCTTGGCCTGTGCGGCCATCGCCGCCATGCTCGTCTCATGCGCCGGAAGCTGCGGGCGGTTGTCCATTTCGGCGGGCAGTTGTTCGCCTGTTGTTGCTGGTGCTGCCATGTGAACCTCCTTCTAGTCGTTGTTCGGTACGGTCACGCGCAGCACCCGTGAAGGCTTGCTCCGGTGACGTTCGATTGTTTCTTCTGGCGGGTTCAATTCCGTTGCCACGCCTCTCCAGTTGACGCGGCCCTGCTGTTCGGTCCATGTCACCTTGTAGCCGTCGCCCTCGAAGCCTGAATTATTGGCGATGAGCTGGCGCAGCTTGTTGCCCATCAATTCCTTGACCGCCTTTGCGCCCTTTTCTTCCTCGCGGTTCCGGGCGAATGTGTCGGCCAGCTTCTTTACCACCTCCGGTATTGCCATCAGATGCGGATAGAGCACCTTCGGATAGATGGATTCCAGGATCTCGCGGGCGTTGGCGGTCGCCTCCTCGACCAGCGGCATCCGGTCCTGGATGATGTGATCGGTCCAAAACCGCTCGGCGATCTTGCACAGCGCCATCGTGAAGTCAGTGTCAATCGGCACCACGTACCGTAGAAGCTCGTTGCCGTACTCGGTCACGACGTGCGCTATCTCGAAGTCGCGGTGCAGGGCATGTCCGGCGACGTGCGCCTGCCAGTGGACCTGGGCAAGTGTTGCGGCAGGGATGCCGTCGGCACCCTCCAGCGGATCGCCCCAGTCGAGAATGGAGCCGCGCCCGAGGCTCTTGAACTCGACAATAATGTTCCCGCTTTCGATGGCGTCGGGCGTTGCGCCCTGCCACGAACAACTCGGGTTGACGAGCGTTCCGGGATACTCCAGCTCGACACCGTGTCGCGGCGCGTACACGCCCTCCAGGATCGGGCGCTCCTTCACGGTGCCGATCATCATACGGGTTGTCGGTTCCACGGTGCGCTTGCCCTGAATGTCCGCCCACACATCAAGGGCGGTCGCGTACTTGTTCAGCCCGGCGATGGCACCGACCTGCGACGCGCCGAGGTATGTCTGCGGGTCGATGGTCGGGCCGGTCGGGATTGGTTTCGTTGCGGCGGTCATGATTCTCTCCTTTGCTATGCGATCAGCGCCAGCACGATCAGTGCCAGCGCAAAAACCATGCGGATGATAAGTGCCGCCGTGGAACCGCAACACAACTTGCGGTCCACGGCAGCGACGGTCTCACGGAGCGTCGGGGATTCGCAGCCCGGCGCTTCTGTGTAGAGGTTGTTATTCGCCACGGCACGCCTCCCGCTCCATCGCCTCTTCTTCGGCCCACTGTTTCAACCGTGCGGGGCGCTCTTCCCGCAGCTCCTCGCGGCGGTTGTCGCACCATGTCTCGAAGTTCACCTGCTCGCAGTCCTCGCAGATGGTGTTCTCGTCTCGCGCCCACCCGTTCTTGCACTGCTTGCACGGCTTCGCATTGACCTCGGCGCAGTCAACACAGATGGCGTTCTCGTCGTCGATCGCCTCCAGCTCCCATGTCTCGATGCCGCAGCATGAGCACTCGGGAATCATGTCAGGATCGTGGCCGAGCTGGGATGGTTCAGGGCAGGTCATGACACCCTCCTCGCCGCCCGAACGGTCTCCAGGTTGTTCTGGAAGGTCAGCGCGTCGGCCCAGCGGCCTTTGGTGCAGAAGTCGTGAATCAGGATGCCGAGCTGATAGTCGCGGATGGCGTCCATGAGCCCGCTGTAGTCGGACTCAAGGGCATCGAATCCGTCGGCGGGAATCAGGTCGGATTCGCGTGTTGACCTCTCGGCGCGGTCAAGGAGCAGACGGAACCACCTGATCCGATCCCGTGCCGATGCGGCGGTCTGCCGGGCTTGCCGTGCCGCCTTTTCCGTCAGCCGCCTCTGTTCGTCGTGTGTCATGGATCACCTCCCGGTGGTTGTCCGGTCGGCGTCCTTGCGGAGTGGTATCGCAGTGGTGGAGCAGTGGCTCCGGTGTGGTGGAGTTGCGCGGGATTCGGCGTGACAGAGCCCGGAGGCGGGCGTTCCCGCAAAGGTTTACGGCGAGCAGAGAACGGATTGCAAATCCGTTATCACCGGTTCGAGTCCGGTTGCCGCCTCCAACCGTAAGAGCAAACAGCGATACCATTTGCAAGGTCGTCGACCTTGGGTTTGTGCCACTCGGGCGATGGCAGTCGCCCGAGTGGCGTTTTTCGGAAGAAGGAATTGGCCGGCCTCGGACGAGACCGGATGTCGAATTGAGTCGAGAAAAAGCCACTTCTGCTTCCTCAGTTGTGGTTTTAGGCCCCGGCG